CCCAAATCAAGTGTAAGGCTATTTCATTTTGGTGATCTATCCAAAAAAGCACAAATGAAAGCAAAAAAATCTTGGAGGAAATAATGGGATACGGATACGGATCGGGCAAAAAAAAGAAAAAGAAAAAACCTATGTCAAAACGAGGCAAAGGTAAAATGAAGAGGAAGTAAGATGCCAGGCAATCATAAACTTACAAAAAAACAACTCTTCATAGCTAGAATGGCACCACCTTTTAACAAAATTACTGGTGCTGATTTCAAAAAGCTTAGGAGTCAAAAGCGTGGCAAAAAAAAGTAAAAAGAAATCTACTAAGTCAAAGATACCTAGTAATGTAGTCAACAAAGCACTATATTCTAGGGTCAAAGCGGCAGCCAAAAGAAAATTCAAGGTCTATCCATCTGCTTACGCAAACGCATGGTTAGTTCGTGAATACAAAAAAAGGGGGGGAAGATACAGATGAAATACTTACACATATTATGGGGCTGGATTAAATCAGCTTGTTTATGGGTATGGCATAAGCTTGTAGCCGTTTGGCATTGGCTTGTCGGTCTATTAAAGAAAGATGGCTAAACCTACTGGAGGTCTCACCGCTTGGTTCGGGAAAGGAAAAAAAGGAGACTGGGTAGACATATCTGCACCTAAAAAGAAAGGTCGCTTTCAACCATGCGGTAGAAAATCTGCATCCAAAAGCAAAAGAGGATATCCAAAATGTGTCCCAAGGTCCAAAGCAAGGTCTATGACCAAAGCACAAATACGCTCTGCTGTGCGTAGAAAAAGAGCTGTCAAGCAAGGTGTAGGTGGAAAACCAACAAATGTTCGGACTATAATTAAAAAGAAAAGGAAAACCCGTGGCAAGAAAAAAAGCTAAATCTATACCTAGAACCACTAAAGGCAAGGGTGCTAATTACAGACCCACTAAGTCTGGTGCTGGCATGACTGCTAAAGGTGTGCGTGCTTATCGTAGGGCAAATCCAGGATCAAAGCTCAAGACGGCTGTTACGGGGAAAGTAAAAAAAGGAAGCAAGGCTGCAAAAAGGCGTAAGTCATTTTGTGCTAGATCACTAGGACAGATGAAGAAGTTTCCCAAAGCGGCAAAGAACCCTAACTCAAGATTAAGACAAGCAAGGAGAAGGTGGAAGTGTTAAGCAAGAAACAAGAACTTATGACTAGGTTCGAACAAAAAGGACATGATAGAGTCGTGCTGAAATGGATACCCAAGAACCCATATGGTAAACGCAACAAGAATAGTGGTTGGATCTACAAGCTTGCTGGTGATCTTGAATGGCATAAACTAGGCAACAATTTTGAAGATGCCTTAAAAGAAATTGAGTATATTTAAAATGTTTTTCAAAAAAAACCAGTTCACTTCATCAGAAAATGCTAGATCACTGCAACAGAAAAAAAACCAGTCCACTTCAGCAGAAGGAATAGAACTAATCAAGAAGTTTGAAGGCTGTAAGCTTGAGCCATATCGATGCAGTGCGAATGTGCTCACGCAAGGGTATGGACATACAAAAACTGTCGTAGAGGGACAAAGCTGGTCTCAGGAGCACGCTGAACATATGCTTGAGCTAGACCTTCAAGAATTTGAACAAGCCGTTAGAGAGCTTATTACAGTCGATCTCAATGAAGATCAATTTTCAGCCTTAGTAGCCTTCACCTTTAATGTTGGTAGAAATAACCTTGCAACCTCAACATTAAGGAAAGTTTTGTTAGCTAAAGAATATGATGAGGCTCCTGACCAAATACGCAGATGGAACAAAGCCACGGTCAATGGCGAAAAAGTAGTGCTTGATGGTCTTGTCCGTAGACGCAACGCAGAAGCCTTGCTCTTTCAATCAAAGCCTTGGGATCATATTTAAGCTTTCTTAACGCTTAGACTACCCAGCTCTCCTTCAGGCTTCCACCATTCAGATTTCAACTTAGAGCCCTCAGAGTCCCAAACATTTATAATCTGCTCATCTGTGCTGTCATCTATATACACAGTGAGATCACCCACCCTTACACGGATGCAATCATCAGTTAGTCTTTCAACATGAACTTTAGCCATATTATTTCCCCTATTATTTGTCATAAGATTTTAACACTTTATCAGGTGAGTAGTCTCTTATCTCACCTGTCTCATCATCACTAAAAAGCACCCTACCATCCTTGAAGACTCCCAAGCAGTCTCCAAAGATAGCAAAGCCCTTAACTTGCAAACGATCACCAGCTTTAAATTTCATCATTCACCCCCTCAAAATCATCCCAATAAAATAAAACATCAACACCTTGATAGTTTTTCAAAATACCTTGTGTTTCTATTCCTACTTTTTCTTGGTCAGTTAGTGTGCTAATAATTACCCAATTTGAATGACCTAATTGCTGTCTGCAATCATCATCAATAACTTCTGTTATATCTCTACTCATCATTCCCCCTCTATATCCATTAAATAACTATCTGTTTTACAAGTAGGACAACCCTTAAAATATCCGTCTTGATCTTCCATTAGCTTTAATTGATCATCATCTTTAAAAGTTTTCATACACATATTGCATATTACTTTATCCATCATTCACCTTCTCTAAATTTTCGTAGATTGTTTGTAAGTGCATATTGTCATTTGGAATATTAAATTCCTGTTCTAGTTCTTGTATTGCTACATGCACCACCTCTAATCTTTCATTAGTAATAAACTCACTCCAAGTTAAGTGCTTAAAATGTTGTTTATGTTTTCTTTTTAAATACTGCATACCTGTTTCTACATTTCGATTACTCATTATCCACCCCCTCAACATCGTATTTCTTCCTTTCATCTTCTGTAAGACATTTATGATGCACACGATAAGCTCCATCAGTAAATTGTCCGCTTGATCTTGGATCATCTTTACCGTAAACATCATACGGGCATAAATCATCATCTGCGGGAATTAGCTCATCACATCTGTCGCATGGCATAGCCATACACTCTGCACAAGCATAACCATCACGATACTCACCATCTGCAAAGATAACTTTTCCATCTTTATCAATTGCTTCGTAATCCGCATCTGCGGGTATTCTGTTGACAAATCTACCACTGCCAAAAGAAGTATCTTTTCCACAGTGAACACATCTATTACCTATATCCATATTTAAACTACCCCGTATTTTCTTAATGCTTCTAAATCTTGGTCAGTAATTTCCATTATGCTTTCTATCCACACAGCACTAGTATCAAGCCAATATTTTTCATAAGTTTCATCTAAATAATCGTCATCTGTCAGACTCATGCCAAAAAAATCAGAAAGTAATTCTCTGTCTGTAATTTTGTCATCGTTGTAGTCTTTATATGTATGGTTCCTGTTATAATCCCAATTTTCGTATTCCCGTTCACCATCCTGTATTCCAAACTTAATTAATATCATTATTCACCTCGCTTTCTTTTGTTAAGTAAATTTGTATATCTTGCCCAAAGTCTTCTATCGGTAGGGTGAACATCACCACTCACTCTCCACCAATACTCATTTTCTTTCCATCCTTTATAATATCGGCTCTCAACTTCAAACAATCTATCCTCTATTTGTTTTACTGTTAGCTTACTCATTATTCATCTGCTCCTCATTATGTCTCTCAACAGACAAATGATTAAGTATTTTATTCCAAGCATTTACAACATGTTTTGAATATTCTCTTTTTATTTCATCTGTTTCATTACCAAAATGCGTTCCGATTACATTATTTATTAAGTTAATTTCATGTTTCATCATTCACCTTCCTGTTTATCAAACCCCGTTTTATTAAATCCATTGCGATCCTTCCGAACCTCCCTTGAAGTTGCCAAGCTAAACCTGTATCAACTAAGTGTTGCCACGCTTGTAAAACTTGATCTTCATCAGTCGGCTCAACGAAGCCTTCCGCAATACCTATTGCTGTGTAGTTATCCATTGTTATCCCCCTTGATAGCAAAGCTATCCACTTTTGACAGTCTTTCATCTTTTTCCTGAGTAGTCAGCTCCTCCCAATCGGGGGGAAAAAGAAGACCACCAGCAGAATAAAAACGCTTTCTATATTTAACAGACGCTTCTTTATCATCTGCACACATAATATTAAACAAAGCTGACACCTTGCCCACAGTCTTAAATGGATCACCAGCAGAGGATTTTCCTCCTCTGCTTTCATGTGTTCCTAATAAAACCCCATAAGGCTTTAGGTAGACTTTAGCAACATTGTAAAATTCATTGCTGGTTAGCCTTGCATCCTTAGGCTCACCAATCCAATTAAGGTGCTTGCCTGTTGTAGTGCCCCAATAATTTTGGATGGACACTAGCTGATAGCCATCCACCTTGAAAGCTACTAGAGTTTCATAAGAAAAGTATAGCTCTACGCCATCTTTACTATATACATCGCAGTGAGCCTTACGAAGCTGGTAAGCTCTGTTGCCATATCCGTAAGTGTCTCTATGCATACCGTCTAAATTAAAATCAATCTTCTTCATGATGAAACCCCCAAGCCTAAAGCAAGTGCCATAAGCATTACAATCGAACCATAAAAACCGATCCAAAAGTTTAGTCTTTTTCTAATATCCATAATTATTTTGCCTCCTCAATTTCTACAAAAGTTTCAAGAACTAGTATTAGCTTTTTAGCAGTATCAAGGTCAATGCTAGGAATATACAGATAATCTCTATAATACTCCTTGCCGTTTTTGTCTCTCTTGGTAATTGTTTCCCAACCACCAATCCTAAGACCTTTCTCACCGCCCCATGCTTCAGGCTTAATATAGGAAACAAAACCATGCTCCCTTTTATTACCATCAATGCTATCAATATCACCGCTTTCCCTATTTATAAAATTCCAACGGAACTCCATTCTTTTAGGATCAGTGAACTCCTTTTTTAATTCTTTACGAATTTCATCTTTATTCATATTCCCTCCTAAGAAATATTGTTTGAGCTTCATTGCTCTCACTAGACTTTTCAGCCCCCGCTTTTGCGGGGAAAGAAAAGTTTCGCCACCTCTCAGTGTTGCTCCTCAGTAGTGTTATAAAGCTTCTTCAAAAAGTGCAATGATGCATAAGCCTTCTCAAGATCATGATAAAAAATCCTTTTAGTGTCTCCGTGTCTTGGAGAGTCTGCAATAGATTTATCATGATAAAGATCATAATGCTCAAGCATATTGAGATAAGCAGTATTGTCATAAGCTGGCTGATCTCCATCCATACATTCAACAAGCCTTAATCCTGTCATATCATTTGGAAGCTTGATGCTATACCTTGGGTATAAAAGATAATCTTCTTTTTTAACTGAAAGATAAGACGGTCTTTTTGTTCCGTTGGTATAGTTATACGCATCCTGAATGACTTCAAGATGCGTATTCATAAGTGCGTCATACTCTGCTGAGTATTCTTTCAATCCTTTATATGATTTCATTGCTTGTTCCCTCCTCTATTTTTAATAAACCTTTTTTCCACTTTAAGAAATCATCTTCCCACTTATCAACAAGAGCAGACAGCCCCAGCCATTCATTTAAGTTATCGTCATAACAGTTAAGACAGTCAACATCTTCGTTCCACGGCTCCCAAATAATAAAACCTGTTTCACCGTTGTCGTGCTGAAATTCAACAACGCCTTCGATATCAACTTTATTAAATGTATCAATAACTTTATTGATGTCATATCCCCATGGAGCAATAAATTCATCACAGTCATAATTTTCTAATTCTTCAGCACTATAACGAAATTCAATATTTTTTGATCTTGCTTTCTTCAATATTTCTACTAATAAATTTTCCATTATTTTGCCTCCCTTTCAATTCTTGCCTGATCAAAAGCTAGTTGCATTTCGTCTTCATAAGCTTGTCTACCTTCCTTGACAATTCGCTCACCACAGTCAGCCCAGTTTAGATAGACTTCTGCTGGACTTAGGCTGATCCATTCACCCATGGAGTCTCCAGTTCCGTCTCTGTTTAAGTTATTCCAAACATCTCTAAGAGCATCACCGAAGCTCATGTCATTTGGTATATCTTTACCAAAGCTCCAAGCATACATAAGACGGCAAACATTCAGGTTAAATCTCCTGTTTAAAACTGCCTCAGGTATTTCGTGTTTTACTTGTATGTGATCCATAATTCCCTCCTTTTTGTGTGTAATTAATGTATCCATGTATTACATATTAATGATCTTTATAAATATTTCAAGTATTTAATGCAATTATTTTTTCATCATTGGATCATCATTTATTACTTTCTAGCTCTAGGCTGGCTCATTCGGGGGAAAAGAAAAGAAACACAACAAGCAAAGAAACTTCTAATAATCCTCATATATATATACAATAGAGATACAAACATAGTGAGGTATTAAAATGGCTATAAAGAACAAGGCTTTACGACAACGCAAAGAAGAATTTGTGCAACATTATTTGATAACAAGGAACGCTACTGAGTCTGCAATACGATGCGGATACTCAAAGAAATCTGCTTATAATCAAGGGCACAGATTGATGAACGATGATGAGGTTCAGGAATTGCTTACAAAAGAGTTAGCGGAGTCAAAAGAACGCAACCTACAAGATCATGACAGCATCATAGAACAACTCAAAGACGAAGCCTTAGGCAAAGTGCACGGACACACTTCGGGCTCCCGTGTAAAGGCTCTAGAGCTCCTCATGAAGTTCTACGGTATGGTAGATGAAAGCCAAAAGCTTGAGGTTTCAATGGCAGACTCTTGGTTTGAAAGCATTGATTTAGAGAAGAAAGAGACGAACCTAAACTAGGCGATGCTTTTTGTATTATAAGGATCACCATCAACAAGAACCGCATAAATAAAGGGCTGGGGGGTGCTGGACAGGCTACCCTATATACATATATACCCATATCCCCCCATGACCTTAAGGGGGGTATGTGATTTTGGAAGTCAAAACTGAAAAAAATAAAATCCAAAAAATTATAAATACCTTTAAAACGGATCTCATACAATACGCAAAACATTGTCTTAAAATCATAGATAAACAAGGAAGGCTGATTGCATTAAACCTAAACGCTGCACAGCAACAGTTAGACAAACAAATCAACGAACAGTATAAAAAACACGGCAGAGTTAGAATACTTATACTTAAATCAAGACAAACAGGTATATCAACCTATTGCCAAGCACGGGGTTTTTGGAAAACAGTATCGGCACAAAACCAAAATGCGGTAGTCGTATCCCACCTGAATGAATCTACTAAGGCTATTTTTGGTATGGTGCGTAATTTTTATGAGAACTTACCTCATCCTTTAGTTACTCCAGACCTCAAAGAATCAACCAGCAACTCAATGGCATTTACCCACGGATCTCGGTGGAGAATCGCTACAGCCCGAACAGGGGAGGTTGGTCGTGGTTGGACCACAAACTATTTACACGGTTCTGAGGTAGCTTTCTATCCCAATGCGGATATTATCCCTGGGTTACTTCAAACCGTGCCAGAAGCTGAGTCAGAAATATTATTAGAATCTACCGCCAACGGAGCAGGTGGTTGGTTTTATGATGCCTGCATGAGGGCACTGCGGGGAGAAGGAGAGTGGGACATTTGTTTCATTCCTTGGCATATGATGACAGAGTATCGTAGAAAAGTAGATCCATACTTTGAAATAGAACCCGAAGAGCAGGACCTGAAGGATATGTTTAACCTTGATGACGAACAAATTATGTTTCGTAGACTAAAAATTCAAGAACTAGGCGGTGAGGATTTGTTTAGACAGGAATATCCTTCTACCCCCCAAGAGGCGTTTCTAACAACAGGTAGATTGTTTGTTGAGCCAAAGTTTATAGATCAAGCAGCCGTAGAGTGCTATACGCCAGTGGGCAGGTATGATGTGCGTGAACAAGAGTTTATAGAACATGAAAGGGGGTTACTAAAAATTTTCGAGAATCCGAAGGATTCTCTGAGGTATTGTATTGGTGTTGATGTTGCGGAAGGTTTAGAGCATGGCGATTATTCTTGTATTCAGGTATTAGATCACATGGGTAACCAAGTCGCCACTTGGGCAGGTCATGTTGACCCGTTTGACCTCGCTACAATCATTGCCAAGATTGGGCACTTTTACAACAAAGCTTGGACATTGATTGAAAGAAACAACCACGGTCTAACAACGATCAGAAAAATACAAGAACTCAACTATCCAAACCTCTATGTTGAACAAAGCGTAGATGATGCGTATGTAGATAGATTAACTAGGCGTGCAGGTTTTTTAACAACAACCAAGACAAAGCCTTTAATTATTGATAACTTAGTACATTTACTACGCCAAGGAGAAAGTGGTATAGTAGACAAAGAGCTTATAGATGAGCTACGAACTTATGTTGTAGACGCTAGAGGCATAACAAACGCCCAACCAGGTTGTTTTGATGATAGAATAATGGCATATGCTATTGCCCTATTTGGATTAAATAGTATGCCAAGAAAACATAGGCAAAACTTCCGCAGGGTGAAGAAACAATTTTTTTAGACTATGGACAAAGAACTAGGACCAGAGGGAATATCCGCAGCGGTAGACCCAACTGAGGAGGAGCAGGAGGAACTTAATTCGTTAGGTTCTATTCTTAAAGCAAAATATACTGAGTACAAAGATGCTCGTGATAACATTGAAGATGATTGGATTGAGGATCTTAGAGCATTCATGGGTCAGTATGATCCTGATGTTTTATCTAAAATACAGTCCAAAGGTGATAGATCTCAAGTCTATGTAGGGCTTACAAGAACTAAAGTATTAGCAGCTTACTCAAGAATTACCGATCTTTTATTTCAACCAGGACAAGATTTCTTCTCTATTGAGAAAACACCAATATCCAAACAACCAATCGTAGAGCGTCAGCTTGCCGAAAAAGCCGCTCTTGAAATCCAACAAGCAGCCGAACAAGTAGGTACCGCTGGTCTTGAAGAACTTGTTATGGCAAGACTACAAGAGCTTACTGAGGAGATTGAGGAAGAGACAGATCGCAGAGTAGAAAATATGCATCAAGCAATACTGGATCAATCTAAAGAAAGCAACCTAGAACAAAAGATGAAAGATGCCATTATGGAACAAGTAATCTTTGGTACAGGTGCTATGAAAGCTGGAACTCTTAAAGTAGAGAAAGATCATATGTATATGACTAATGAAGAGGGTGTGCCAGAGCTATTTATTGAAGAATATCCAATGCCAGAGATGGAAGCTGTATCTATCTTTGATCTTTACCCAGATCCACACGCTACTTCAGTAAACGATATGCGTGATATTTTTAGACGACATATCATATCAAGAACAGAGTTTAATGCTTTAAAAGACTATCCAGGCTTCAATGTTGATTTAATCAATGAGTGCATAGAGATGAATCCAGAGGGTAATCACGATGAAGCACAACATGAAATAGACAGAAGGAACATAGCCAATGTTAATGATAGCAACACTAATACAGAAAAGTTTGAAGTATTAGAGTTTTGGGGTTCCTTAAATGGTTATGATTTGCAAGACGCTGGAATAGAGTTTGGTGAGGATGATGACCTCTCTATGGAGTATGACGCAAATATATGGATTGTTTCTGGGAAAGTTATAAAAGCCCAGTTAAATCCATTGCCAGGTGGCGTAATACCATATTTCATATTCCCCTATGAGAAAAACCCGCATGCATTCTGGGGAACTGGTGTACCTAGAATGATGCGTGATTCACAAGCTACCATGAATGCTGCAACTAGAATCTATCTCGATAATGTTGCGTTATCTTCTGGTCCGATGGTTGAAGTAAATACTGATATCATGGCATCTGGAGAAGACCCAACTGAGTTGTATCCATGGCGTGTATTCTTACGAGAGGGTGGAGACGGGAATCAGCCTATGGTGCGTTTTTATCAACCTCAATCAAACTCTCCAGCACTTGTCTCTGTTATAGAGTTATTTAGAAGGTTTGCCGATGAAACCACCGCACTACCTTCTTATACCCACGGACAAACACAAAGTTCACTAAATAGAACAGCAACTGGTATATCTATTTTAATGAGTAATGCCAATATTGTTCTCAAATCAGTTATCAAAAACATTGATGACTTTTTAACACAACCGATGATACGCTCATTGTATGATTGGAATATGACATGGAATCAAGATAAAAATGTCAAATCTGATATGCGTATTAT